GCACTTACCGCTACCAAAAAAGATGGTAAAACAGTATACTTATCCGGACTTGTTGCATAAGAGCTCACTATGCCGTTAAAGAAAATTGTCCTAAAGCCCGGTGTTAACCGAGAGAATACCCGCTACACCACTGAAGGCGGCTGGTATGACTGCGACAAAATTCGATTCCGGCAGGGCACCCCCGAGAAAATTGGCGGCTGGCAACGTATCTCCAGTAACACGTTTTTAGGTGTTTGCCGTTCTCTTAGCAACTGGGTGACACTTGGCGGGGTCAACATCGTAAGCCTCGGTACAAACCTGAAGTTCTACCTAGAAGTGGGTGGTGGCTATAACGACATCACACCCCTGCGGGCGACAGAAACGCTAACCGACCCATTTACAACCAGCAGTGGTTCGCCAATTGTTGAGGTTGAAGATATAAGTGGGGGGTATTCTGACGGTGCGTTCGTTACCTTTAGTGGTGCTACAACTGTTGGCGGCTTAGACTTAAACAGCGAGTACCAACTTACCTCTACGGGCGGCACGACCTACACTATTGACGCTGGGACCCCTGCATCTAGCACGGCTACTGGTGGCGGCACTGTCACTGCGGCATATCAAATTAACGTAGGCCCAGCAGCAGTTGTACCGCTTACTGGTTGGGGCGCTGGCGCTTGGGCTGGGGGTACATGGGGTGTTGGGCAAGCAACAGAAGACTCTATTCGTATTTGGAGTCAAGTTAACTTCGGTGAAGACTTGATTTATGGCCCACGCGGCGGCCCCATCTATTACTGGGATGCAACAGCGGGTGTAGCCTCACGGGGGGTTTTACTGTCGTCTTTGGCCGGGGCTGCTGCTGTGCCGACACACCAAAACTTAATCCTGACGTCAGATATTAGCCGTTTTGTCTTTGCATTTGGTGCTAACGAGTATGGCTCTGCTACGGTTGACCCCATGTTGATCCGCTGGTCCGACCAAGAAGACGCCACAAACTGGACGCCCGCAGCCACTAACCAAGCAGGGTTCTTACGCTTATCAAATGGCTCCGAAATCGTCACTGCCGTGCAGTCTCGCCAAGAAGTTTTGGTGTGGACTAACTCCGCGCTGTACTCGCTCCAGTACCAAGGCGCGCCTATTGTTTGGGGCGCTCAGCTCGTTGGTGAGAACATCTCTATTGCTGGGCAAAATGCTGTCGCTTACGCAAACGGCGTGTCTTACTGGATGGGCAAAGATAAGTTCTATACATACGATGGTCGTGTGCAAACTCTACGCTGCGATTTGCGGCAGTACGTTTTTAGTGACCTTAACACCGCCCAGTACGAACAAGTTGTTGCCGGAACTAACGAAGGTTTCAACGAGATCTGGTGGTTCTACTGCTCGGCAAATTCGTCTGAAAACAACCGCTACGTCGTTTACAACTACCGCGAAGATGTCTGGTATTTCGGCAGTATGGGGCGCACTGCATGGCTGGATTCTGGCCTGCGTAACTTCCCGCTTGCCGCGACATACGCCGATAACCTCGTTAACCACGAATCTGGTGTGGACGACCGCATTGGGGCTGACCCTGCGCCGATTCCTGCGTATATAACGTCTTCTGAGTTTGACCTAGACGACGGGCATCAGTTTGTATTTGTGTGGCGCGTCCTGCCTGATATGACGTTCCGGGGGTCTACCGCGGCTAGCCCGTCAGCTACTATGACACTGCTTCCGCTTAGAAACTCTGGCTCAGGATACAACGACCCCGCATCAGTTGGGGGTAGTAATAGCGCTGGGATTACTCGCACCGCTACGTTGCCGATCGAAGAGTTTACTGGGCAGGTCTATACCCGCGTGCGCGGACGACAGATGGCTATGAAGATTGAGAGTGACGCGCTTGGGGTAACGTGGCAACTTGGCGCCCCGCGCCTTGATATGCGCCCTGACGGGAGGCGGTAATGAGCCTACTAATTACTGCTCAAAACGAGCTAAACCGAGTTGCGCCCCCCGCTTTACCACAGGCTACCGAAGAGTATGACCGTCGGTATCAGGACCAGCTTAACAACGTGCTGCGCTTGTATTTCAACCGTATTAACGCGCTACAGCAGCAGTTTAGTACAGGTACTACAGTAATCCCACCTACTACCGTTTATACGGTAGCCGCGCTACCTAGCGCCTCTGCTGCTGGTGTTGGGGCTAGGTCTTTTGTGTCCGACGCATCTGGGCCCGTTTTTGGGGGTACCGTTGCAGGTAGTGGGGCTGTAGCCGTTCCCGTGTACTCTGACGGGACTAACTGGAAAGTTGGGTAACATAGGCGCGGTGTATGACAACCTACTGGTGCGATAACTCCGAAGTAAAGACCCACTACCTCGACGCATTTAGCGTCTTGTTTCCTGCTTGGGAGCAGGCTTGGGCGGCAGTGGTGCATGCCCACCTAAATGATGTGGAAGACTTGGCGCTGCGTAAACGCATGCTAGATTTTATTGCCCAAGAAACCGCTCACGGCAAAGCCCACGCCGCACACAACCGGCGCATAGGGCAGACCTCCGCTGAAGCTGCGGAGCATGAAAAAATTCAGCTAGTCTTGAAGCGCCCAAAGATGAAAATTTGGTTGGCGGCCATGGTGTCAATTGAGCACATCGCTTCCTGCCTGTCACGAGACTATTTGGCCCGCTATGGAAATAGGACAGGTAGGGAGTACGCGTTGTTCCGGTGGCACTCCATAGAAGAGCTGGAGCACAAAAGCCTCGCTATAGACCTCTGGGATGCGCTGGGCTACCCCCGTTCGGACCTTCGGGCGCACGCCGTTAAAAATTTAAGGTATGTTTTGCGCTTTGTGTATGAGTACATGTCTGATAAACTGCAGGGGGCAGGGGGCGCACGAAGGGTTGCGGGGGGCTTATATTGCGGATGGCATGGACTAACAGTAATCGCAAAGTCATTCTATGCAGTCACCCGAAGCGGGTTTCACCCCACCAACACCGATGACACCAAACTTCTAGCAAGGTTCGCATGAAACTCCAAAAATATACTGCTGACAAGGACAATCCGGCGGTAAAAGGCAGCCTGACTGCCGAGGAAATTGTGCGCACTTTTTGGGAAAATAATTATAAGAACACAAAGGTATCTCTAAATGCGTTGAAGCGCATGGTAAAGGCCCATGTAGATGAGGGGGGGGATGTATTTCGCCTGCGCAACACAATTATCCTAGTAACCCCCAACGACGACTACGAAGACGTTGAGTTCCACACGATTACGGCGGATCCTCAAGAGGTATATCAAGTTACGATGCTTATGTTTTTCCTAGGGCTGAATAAAGCTAAGGGCACCCAAACTGCCTTTACGTACTTAGAGGACAAGCGAGCATACAGGCTTGCTAGCAAAATTATGGGGAAAGAGTACGTAGAAATTGAAAAACCCGACGATGCAGACCAAGGTAAGTACGTACTAACTCTAGATCTTGACGGCTTTGCATCAAATTTGCAGCGCCAAGCAGCAAACCAAGGGGCGCAATAATGGGGAAGGTAAGAAAAGAAACCGGCATTGACTTAAACCCTATAAACTTAATTGAAGACATTGTAGACTTTGTAGTCGATGAAATTATTGACCCAGTAGTAAACGTGGTTGGCGACGTTATTGACGCAGCGCTAGACGACCCTATAAAAACCATAGCAATGATTGCCGCGTATGTAACCCCCGGCATGCAATGGGCAATCCCGCTTATTGAGGGTGCGGCGGTTCTTGCAGATGGTGGGGATTTAAGTGATATTCTTGAAGCTACTGCTAAAGCATACGTAGTCCAACAAGTAGGTTCTAAGGTAGGTAGTTCGGTAAGCAACTCGGTATACGGCGCACAAGCGGGGGTGCAAGCGGGTGTACAAACCGCCAATGAGGTTATTGCTGCCGAGGTTATTGGCCGCGCTGCTGGTTCTGCCGCTGTTGCTGTTGTAACTAACCAAGACCCGCTAAAGGCGTTTGTCGCCGGGGGTGTATCTGCTGGCGTGCCCGCTTTACTTGGTAAAGTTGACGGGTTTACTAGCCTACCCGAATCAGCGCAAAAAGCTATTTCAACTGCGGTCACTGCCAAGGCATTAGGCCGAGACATAGACGCAACGGCAATCGCAAGCATGATTGCTGCTACTGAAGTCACAACCAGAGTGCTAAAAGCCTACGACCCAGACAATACCAAGTTAACTTCCGCCGAACGTGCACTAGCAGCCGACATGCTGATAGCCACTACCTCAACCGCTCTGCAAGGGGGTAACGTCAGCGCGGCTATCCAAGCACAGCTAATAAAAGCGGGTACCAAGCAACTCGGGAGTATGAGTGCGTCTGACTTTAAAAACGCGTTAGCAAAGATTCGGGGCACGTACGAGAGCGCAGACCAAAATGGGATGCTCATCACCAAAAATGAGGCGGATCAACAAGCCATCATTGATAAGTACAACGCCGAAAAAGCTAAACTTACAGAAAAAATTACTGAGCAAGGCCGCCTAAGACAAATCGCGGAAGGCAAAGTTGAGATTGCAAAAAAAGATACGACTAATAAAGCCAACGTAGATGCGGCTAACGCCGCTACAAAAGAGTCCAACGACTACGCAAAAATTGTTTCCGACGCGTACACCAAGGCTAAACCGATCCTAGACGGCTATTCGGACGACCTTAGCGCCCTGCAAATAACGCATGCTGAGATGACTGATGACTTTGAAGGTTTGATTGAGTCTCTGGCGACGTCTACTAGTCCAGTGCAGGACAAGCTTGACGACATTTACTTCAACACAAACGAAGCGTTTGTCGCGGTGCTCGACCCAAACTTTAACGCCGCCGCGTACAAGAAGATCAACAATCTCGGGGATGACGTTAACCCTTACGAGCACTGGCTAGACAAAGGCCAACTAGACGGGCTCGTTACAAACGAAAAAGATCAGACCATTGTTGAAGCACGGGCTAAATATAAAGAAGCTACGGGCCAAGACCTACCTAACCATATAGTTGAACGTGCACGCTTTTCAGACATAGATAACCGCGATGCAATCGTTGAAAACTTTGTCAATACAACCATAGCAGACAACGTAGCGGTAGAGGCTACAATCACCGCTGCGAGACAGCAAGTACTTGATGCGTATGAAAAAGCTGGGTATACAGCGGCTGAAACTGACGCAAAAATAGGTTCCGGCGAAGTATCCAAACAGGTAGACCAAATAGTTGCCGAACAGAAACAATCCGTGGATAACCTACGTGACTACGCTTCGGCGGTTGCGCAAGAAAAAGGCGTGGACAGTCCTGAGGCTAAGGCCGCAGCTAAAAACGCATTAGACGCTATGGCCGATATTGGGGGCTACGGCGTAACAAAAGACGGTGGTGGGTATTCAAGTTACTCCGACATTGATCCAATTACCGGTCAATTCCGTGTGAATATACGCGGTACTTCTACAAGCACGCCACAAGAACCACCATACAGCGCTTTGCTGGCAATCGGTAAGTCTGCTAACCCCCCAACGGAAGGTGGACAAGCGTATTTCGGTGACGGTACGGGGGTATCTTCAGGCCTGTTTGGTGGCTTCTCCCCCATTGCGTTTGACGACGGATCTGGAAACTCTGGGATGCTATACAGAGGGGATAGCGGCTTCTCGTTAATTATGTACTCCGACGGCAAATCGGTGGTGGTAAGAGACACGGTGTTAACAGACTCAGAGACTGACTTACTAAAAAACGCTGTTCCTATAGACCTAGACGCCGTGAAAAAAATACTGGAGGACGTGCCGGTAGTAAAAGAGAAGACGCCGGAAGAGAAAAAAGCAATTGAAGATAAACTCAATGAGCCGCCACCGCCCACCATTGCAGATGCTAAAGAAACAATTGCAAAGACTGCATCCACGGCGGTTGCTGCTGGGTATCAGACCCCACAAAAAGTAATTGAAGCCCTCAAAGCCGCCGGATACGATGCCACGCCAGAAGAAGCCGCTAAGCTAGCTGGCGAGAAGTCTGCGGATCAATTGGTCAAGGAAGCTAAAGAATATGCAGACCCACGTATGGTGGATGAAGAGGAAGCAAAAGCTGCCTATGACGCGTTAGGTATAAAGAAGCCCACTGCTGCAGACGTGAAAAAGCTGATGGGCCAGTACGAGGAAACCGGGCTAACGGACAAAGCTAAGGCTAACCTCGATAACGCCCGGTACAACTCGATCATTGCACAACTCGATGATTTAACAGTAGGCGCCAGTCAAGAAACCCTCGACGCTATTGCGTTAGTCAAATCCGACCTTGCAAAACAGGTGACTGACCTTGGGTTTAAGATTGACAAGACCGCGGGGGATCTTACCGGCGCCGTTGACACAGCTAAGACTGAGCTAAGAGGTCAGATTACTGACGTACAGACAACCCTCATGCAGAAGATTGCCGCCAATGAGGCGGCTGGCATGTCCCGGGATGCGGCCACAAGCAAGGCCGTTACTGACCTTGCGACCAGTCTAGGTACCACTCGGGCGGATGTCCTCTCTAAGATTGGTGCGACTGAGGCGACCCTAAACACCCGTGTCGATACTCTTGAGACTTCGCTAAGCGGTCAGATTACTGACGTACAGACAACCCTCATGCAGAAGATTGCCGCCAATGAGGCGGCTGGCATGTCCCGGGATGCGGCCACAAGCAAGGCCGTTACTGACCTTGCGACCAGTCTAGGTACCACTCGGGCGGATGTCCTCTCTAAGATTGGTGCGACTGAGGCGACCCTAAACACCCGTGTCGATACTCTTGAGACTTCGCTAAGCGGTCAGATTACTGACCTGTCAACTGACGTTCAGGCTAAGTACGATGCACTGGACAATAGGCAGAAGGCGTTTGCCGACCAGCTAACTAACCAAGGTGTAGACCTAAATACGGCTATTGACACAGCTAAGACTGAGCTTAGGGACGAGATTGCAGGGGTGTCAACTGACGTTCGGGCTGTTGCTGATCTGGTGGGTAAGCCAGCTTCAGAAGTTACGCAGGGGGATATTGACTACGTTAAACAGTTTTTGAGTGGTGGAGGTAACGGTCAGGCGGATTTAACATACGACTACAACGGAGACGGGGTAGTAGACATTAACGACCAAACCGCACTAGAAGGTATTGTCGGTGGTACCGGGGACGGCTCTGCGTTCTCTCCAGCGACTAATTCAAAGTGGGCCGCTACAGGTGTTTACAGTACGCTAGAAGCAAATGACGCCGCTGCGCAAAAGGCAATTGCTGGCGAAGCCGAAAGAACCCGACAAGCAAACGCCAACCTAGCCGCCGCCAACAGAAACGCTGCCACTCGGCAGGCCCAAAGAACTCAACGCATGGGCAATATAAATACCATGATGGGGATGTTAGGGCAGGCAAACGACATTGGTGGACAACAAGTTACCGTAAAACCGTCGGATCCAGCTAAAATTGGGTATATGTACGATTTTGAAAGTATTTTTGCTAACCCAACACAAGAAAAGATGTTTGCAAGTCCATACGGCAGTTACGCCCAAGGCGGTATGGTAGAAGACGACATAAACGCTGAACTAATTAAGATGCTAAGGAGCTAGCCATGGCAGGTTATTACGACCCCTACACCGAAGAGTGGATTGAGACTGCAGATCAAACCACGGTCGATTTTTACGACGACTACGACTACGGCAACGCGGTAGATTACGGTTACGACGATTACTCGTGGATGTACGAAGGTGATGATGACTTTGCTACTGGCAGTATCTACAGCGATGATGGCACTTTAAATTCTGGGGCGTCTGCTGTTTTTGGTGACGCTGACCCATCTTTTTGGGATACGCTTGGTAACGTAGCTAAAACGTACGGGGGGAAAATCTTTGACTCCGCCAAAAAGCTAGTAACAAAAACGGTTGACGGAAAAGAAGTAACTGACTGGGGCAAAATTGCCAGTGTTGCTGGTGGTCTGTACGGTGCATACTCCGCGAGTCAACCTAAGCCACCTACCGGGTATCAAGGCAAAATTCCCGACTACACTGCGGTGCGCCAGCAGGTAGAAAACACCTACGACCCCAATCGCCGCCCCGGAAGTAGCGGGCAGCGGTATTTTACTGACACTAAATATGCGGGTGCTGACGGTGTGCAAGGGGCTAAGGATCAAGCGGCAACCGAAGCGACGGGTCTAGCTGCACTAAACGCAGCCAACCCAGCAAAGCAAGAACGCCCCCAAAGTCCAACCGAAACAGCTATTGCGCAGGCAGAAAAAGCCGCTGATGTGGAAACAAAACGGGACGCCTCAAAGGTTATTGGGGACATGCCTGTGCCTGAGTACGCCGCAGGGGGCATCGCCGAATTGGCTAAGGGTGGTAAACCACGATATTTAGCTGGTCAAACCGATGGTATGGCTGATAAAATAAAAGCAAATATTGACGGGAACCAAGAGGCTAGATTAAGTCATGGTGAGTTTGTTATTCCTGCGGATGTGGTAGGCCACTTAGGTAACGGTAACTCCGAAGCCGGGGCAGACCGGCTCTATGCAATGATGGACCGAATCCGTAAAGCCCGAACCGGTACAAAGAAACAGGGCAAACAAATCAACCCCGACAAATACTTAGCCGCGTGAGGTAATACATATGGCAGCAGATCCTACAGCAACAACTACTCCGGGCGTAACGACTACTCCTGATCCAACCGTTGGGCAGCAAACGGGTACCGAATCAAACCTGTCTAACTGGGCAGGAAGTTACGTTACAGATATGTTGGGTAAGGGTCAGGCCCTATCTAACCAAGCCTACCAAGGCTACGGTGGCCCGTTGACCGCAGGTTCGTCTAACCTACAAAATCAAGCGTTTCAGGGTTTAGCGGGTTTAACTATTCCTACTGACCAGATGCAGGCGTTTACTCCACAACAGTTCTCCGCCGCTGACGCTCAACGTTTGATGAACCCGTACTTGCAGTCGGCCCTTGACCCGCAGATTGCCGAGGCGCGCCGCCAGTCAGAGATTCAAAACCTACAAAATAATACCGCAGCTACTCGGGCCGGTGCATTTGGTGGGGGGCGGCAAGCGTTAATGGAGTCAGAAAACCAACGTAACTTGTTACAGAACTTGTCTGGCATTACCGGCGCGGGTTACAAGCAAGCCTACGATCAAGCGCTAGGCCAGTTTAATAACGAGCAAAATTTACAGCGCGGCGCCACCGCTGACGCTCAAAACTACGGCATGGGGGCTTTACAAAAACAGGCCGAAATGGGTAACGCCCAGCGTGCTATCGAGCAAGAAGGCATTGCCGCTGACCGCGCGCAGTTTGAAGAAGAGCGTGACTACCCCTACAAACAAGTGCAGTACCAGCAGTCGTTGCTTCAGGGTTTACCCTTACAAGCGCAGTCATATACGTACTCACAGCCGAGCGCGTTGTCTGAGTTTATGCAGGGTGGCGGGGGAATAA